AAAATCCGCCAGTGCTTAATTTGGGAAAAGCAGACGATGGTGATGGGACGGCAGGATTATCATTGGAAACATGAGCCGTGCCTGTATGGGTGGAAGGAAGGGGCAGGGCACCTTTGGGCGTCAGATCGAAAGCAAACCACGCTTCTTAAGTTTGATCGCCCAAGCAGAAACGGTGAGCATCCAACGATGAAGCCAGTCGCTCTTTTTGAATACCAGCTTCTTAATAACACAAAGGGTGGAGACCTAGTCTTAGATTCGTTTGCAGGCAGCGGAACAACTTTGATTGCAGCGGAAAAAAACGGACGAGTTGCTAGGTTGATGGAACTGGACCCTAAGTATTGCGATGTCATTGTAACTCGCTGGCAAGACTTTACGGGCAAGGAAGCAGTTCACGAGTCAGGGAAAACATACAATGAGATGAAAGTGGCAAGAAATGGCTGATTTGGAAAAGCAACTGCGCGACCAAGAGGTCCGCAACATCATTTCCAAGCTTAAAGCCGGGCGCACGCTGACTGCTCGGGAAAGCCAACTTGCAAGCGATTATGCGCGTGAGTTGAGTGGCGGCAGTCGTTACCTGACCGGAGCAGAGATCGGCAAGTTGCTTGGCATCTCGCGCCAGGGTGGAGATAAAAAAATCCGCGCAGGATGTTTGGTGAGGTCGTTTGAGGAGCTGGTTGAGTGGGAGCGCGCAAACAATCGGCACACAGGTGCGGGCGCTGGGATTATTGAAGCGCGTCGGCGAAAGATTGAACTTGAAACCGAGCGCATCAAATTCCGGTTGTCGGTAGACCAAAGTAAATTTTTGCCGGTTGAAAAAATCCGGGAAGAGGCGACAAAGATCGGAAGCGTGCTGACGGCCGAGCTTTCGGTGTTGGTTAACGACCTGCCAGGACAGCTTGCCGGTCTTTCTGAAATTCAAATCCGCGACCGCTTGCTTGTCAGGTTGGACGCACTTATTGAAAAAACCCGTGGTCAATTGGAATCACTCTTGGATGTCCGAACCTTTACAGATGACGAAGGCGAGGAAGCCGCGGAGGCCAGTCCTTGAGGGGTTCCTTGGCGGGTTTCAATCGCGCTTCCAAGGGGACCCTCTTGACTGGCTCGAGGCCAACGTCGTGCTGCCGCACTCGGCACGCGCCACCACGTTTGACCGGGCGGTGGCGCCGTGGCTCAATGACATCGTCGCAGCGTTTGCCTCGGGGCACTACCGGCAGATCGCCATCCGCGCACCGGTGGGCGGCGGCAAAACGACGCTGCTTGAGTTGTTGGTGACCTACGTTGTCGCCGAGGCGCCGGGGGGCATGCTGCTAGTCGGGCAGAGTGACGACATGGCCAAGGACTTTGCCGAGACGCGGCTGCTGCCGGTGTTGCAGGCGTGCAAAAAGACGGCGGTGCTGTTTCCAAGGGATCGACACCAAAAACGCAAGACCTCGATCATTTTTCCGCATATGCCTCTTTTTGTGGCGGGCGCGAACTTGTCGAGTCTGCAGGAAAAATCGATGCGCTACGTTTGGTGCGACGAGCTCTGGCGCTGGCGGCCGGGGATGATTGGTGAGGCGCAGCGCCGCACGCATGATCGTTGGAACTCGGTGGTAATCGGCGTCAGCCAGGGTTGGGACGAGACGCACGAGGCCACTGCGTTTTTTGATTCAGGGGAGCTGCGGTCGTGGGGCGTTGAGTGCGCAGGCTGCGGTCGGTGGCAGCGGTTAGCCTGGTCACAGATCAAGTGGGACGATGCCGCGCTTGAGGATGGCACGCCGGATTGGGAGCGCATTAGTGCGTCGGTGCGGCATGAGTGCGCCGACTGCGGCCACGTGACGCGCGACACGGCGCAGGAACGTAGGGCCATGGCCAACCGGGGCCGATACGAGCGGATGCCGAGTAACGCGTTGTCGGGGCGGGTGTCGTTTTCCTACTCGGCTCTCGGCGTCTATTGGATTCCCTGGGCGACGCTGGTGGTGGAGTGGATCAAAGCGCAAATATTAAAAAAAGCCGGAGACTTTTCCGCACTCCGGCAGTTTGTTCAGAAACGATTGGCTGAGGTTTGGCGCGAGGAAAATGATGTGCCTAACGTGGAGTTGACCGGCAGCGAATACCTCAAGGCCGATCTCATCGACGGCCAACGCATCGAGGGTGAGGTGCGCAGGTTTTTGACGATCGACCGGCAGCAGGATCACTGGTGGGCGCTGTGCCGTGCTTGGCGTGCTGACGGCACGAGTCGGTTGGTGTGGGAGGGTAAGATTTTGACCATCGAGAGCATCCGCGATTTGCAACAGAGGCTGCGGGTGGAGGATTACTGCGTCTTCCAGGACGCCGGATACGACGCCGGCAATGTATACGACGAATGCGGGCAATTTGGCTGGAACGCCATGCTGGGCCGTGGTGATGATTTTTTCTGGGTCGGCACGGGCCGGCAGCGTCATCAGCGGGCGTTTTCTGAGCCAAGACCTATCCGCAGCCCGAGGGGCCATGTCTGCAAAATGATTTTGTTCGCGAACGAGCCGATCAAGGATCAGCTGGTGCGCCTGCGCGGGCAGGGCGCGCCAGTATGGGAGCATCCGCAGGATATCAGCCGGGATTGGCTGGCGCACATGGCCAGCGAGGTTAAGCGCGATACGGTGGATCGAGTCACAAAACAGGTGAAACAGCGGTACGTGCTGGTCAAAAAACACAACCACCTTTGGGACTGCGAGGCGATGCAGTTGGTCGCCGCTGCCTATTTCAGGATTCTCAGCCAGATTGATCGGCAGGATTGACAACCCCGCCCGAGGCATGGACGCGCCGCCTCAGGTGATTCTCAACGTATTTCTCGCCCAGGACATCGCGCTCCTGCGTAACCTGCGCGATTTGGCATTTGACGCGGTGAGCGCCGGGGAGGGGACGCTGGTGAGCAGTAGCGTTAACGGTTCGTCGTTTTCTTTTTCGGTGCCGTCGAGTCTCAGCAAAATGCAGGTGATGGCGATGGCGCAGATGGCTCTCGATTATCGGGCCCGTAACATCTGCCGCGCCGTGACCCGCACGCAGGCGCTTTTCAACTGACCATGATCAAGGATTTTCTGAATCGCATTAAAAGCTCGCTCGGGTTTGGCGGCGGGCAGCCCAATCAGTTGAGACTTGCCAATGGCGGGTACTGGGCGCTCCGGCCGCAGCTCGGCAACTATGCGCAGTCACTAGACAAAAATATCAACGTCGGAGAGTGGCGCACCATCGTCAACGCGTCGCAAAAACTTTTCTGGAATTTTGGCCCTGCGCAGGGTGCGCTTCAGGAAAAAAGCACCTACGTAGTCGGGCGCAGCTGGCTGCCGCGGTTTGAGGGCGAGGACAAAGAGTGGGGGCGCCTCGCTACCGATTGGCTGATCGGGCAGTTTTACGGCGTCAGTCACGTTAACGGGATGGATTTTCAGACCGCGCTTTATCTCGACAGTCTTAGCGTGGATCGGGATGGGGACGTGTTTTGCCTCTACACCGAGGCGCGCGACGGTTACCCACAATTCCAGCAGATCCCTTGGCACGCGGTCGGCGCGCGCGATCTCGATGACGTGGTTAAAGAGGGGCCATATCGCGGATTTAGGATGCACAACGGCGTCATCGTTAACGAGTACGGGCGGCCCATTGCGTTTCGGATTTTGGGGCGCACGCCTGATGAGGATCGCGACGTCAGTGCGCGCAACATCGACTTTTTGCGGGAGCCCGTGGCGCCAGATCAGACGCGCGGGCTGCCAGCGTTTACCTCGGCAATTCTGGATCTCCGCGATCTGATGACGATGCAGGACTACGTGCGCCAGGCTGCCAAACTGGCCGCAGCGATTGGCCTGATCGAGCACAACGAGGCCGGCATGGCTGATCTCAGCGATCCAGCGTATGCGCTGCAACGCACGGGCCCAAGCCAGCAGGGCATCGTCGGCGAGGAGATTTTTGGCGGCACGGTGCGTTATTTTCGCGCCAACAGCGGGGCCAAGTTGGAACAGCTCAAATCCGAGGTTCCGAGCGAGGCCACGAACAGCCTGATGGAGCGACTGCTACGCAACGCGCTACACGGCGCAGGCTTGCCGTATGAGTTTTTCTGGGACGCGAGCAAACTAGGCGGTGCGTCGGTGCGGGCGATGGTGGCCAAAGTCAACCGCACTGTCGCCGACCGTCAGGACCTGATTCGACCGGCAGCTCGGCGCCGCGTTGGCTACGCGGTAAGCAAAGCAATCAAGCTCGGCATCCTGCCGCCGTACCGTGGCAGCGATTTGGGTGGCTCGCTCAAATGGTCGTTTACGACGCCACCACAGATCACTGTCGATGCCGGCTACGCCAACGCAGACGCACGCGAGGCCTACAAATTGGGCATGCGCACGCTCACCGAGATCCTCGCCGAGGGCGGGCGCACGCTCACCGATCATCTCGACGAGCGAGAGCGCGAGGAGATCGAGATCCGCACGCGCATGGATCGCAGCGGCCTGCCGGAGTCGGCATTTCGAGTAATCCCCGGCACCACGCCACAACCCGCACCAGAATCATCCGCACCATGAGGTTTCAACGAGTTTTCGAGCAGGTTTTTTTCCGCCCGTGGTTTATTACAGCCGAGGGCCACGCTGCGGTCGCTCGGGTAGTCCAAAATGCGATGGTGCGCGCCAACGGCGAGATGGATCTGAGCATGTTTGCCAATCCCCGTGAGGAGATGGAGATCTTGCCGTCGGGCATTGCAAAAATCCACGTTTGCGGGGTGCTGGGCAAAGGATTGTCGGGCATCGAAAAATCCTGCGGAAACACGGATTACGAGGACATCGCCGACGAGATCGAAGAGGCTATCGAGCTTGGCTCGCGCGGCATTTTCCTCGAGATATCGTCGCCGGGCGGGACTGTGGTTGGCAACGCGGAGATCGCGGAGGCAGTGGCCGCCTCGCCGATACCGGTGCTCGCATTCAGCGATGACCTCGCATGCAGCGCCGCCTACAACATCGCGGCATCCGCGACGTGGTGCATCGGCACACCGAGTTCAACCTGGGGCAGTATTGGCACGATCATTCCGTGGGTAGATCAGTCGGCTAGCTGGTCGATGCAGGGCTTGGAGTGGGCGCCGATCACAAACGCCGAGGGCGACCTCAAGGCCGCAATGCATGGGCCAAGCCTGACGCCTGATCAACGGGCTTCGCTCGAGCAGTACGTGCAGGATGCCTTTGAGCAATTTCGGGGCAACGTATTACAGCGCCGGCTGGTCAGCGCCGAGGCAATGCGCGGGCAGGCGTTTTTTGCGCCGCGTGCGCTCGCCGAAAATCTGATTGATCAGATCGCTTCGGAGGATGAGGCAATGACCTTTTTGGAAAGCCAGTTGAGTTGACAGCCTAAAAAGGGGCATGGAAGCCCCTAAAACGCTCACCGAAGCGCGGGCCTGTCTCAAAGCGCAGCAAGAGCAGATCGATGCTCTGCGCGCGGAACTGACAGCCGCGAACGAATTACTCGCTGAGGCTCAGGCCTCGGTTAAAGACCTCGACATGGTCCGCCAGGATGCCGCGTGCATCCTCGCGGAAAAAATGGCGCTCGAGGCAAAGAATCTTGAACTGACCGAGGCCGCAAAATCCGCAGAGCTGCGGGTGACTGAGGCAATGGCCTCGCTCGGCGTGCCGCCCGTCGCAATCGCTCCTGAGCCCGTCGCTCCCAAATCCAAAGCCGAGCTTTGGGCTCAATACAACAAACTCCCAATCGAAAACCGCAACGCGTTTTACCGCGCAAACCGGGACGCGATGCGAGACTAACCAACCCCAACAAAAATCAGTAAAACACCATGGCTACCAACACCATCGCGGGGTGCAACCTCGCACAAATCGCTCAGGAATCGCTACCATTTGCGGCTAGCGTGTTCGCTCCCCTCAACGCGTTCGTGACGGACTTTTCCGCCGACGTCGCTGCCAATTCGGCATCCGTCACAACCCGCATCCCCACGCGGCCCACTGCGGTCGACCTGTCTGGAGGTTACACTCAGCAAGACACCGAGACGACGGCCAAAACCATCACGCTGAATCAGTTCCCCGGCTTTGTGTGGGGATTCAACGATCTCGAGCGCAGCAAATCCGCGATTAACCTCAACGACCTTTTTGTGCAGCCCGCTCTGACTGCGGTCGGCGCAGCGGTTTTTGAGTACATCTGGAACCTTGTGACCTCTGGCAATTTTGCCACGAGCACCACGATTGCCGCAGCAAACTTTGACCGTGACGACCTCGCCGACATCAGCGCGACGTTGACCGGCACGAAAAAAGCCCCCAAAGCCAACCGCTCGCTGATCGTGAACCCGACGTACTACGCGTCGCTGGTCAAAACCCTTAACAGCGCGGAAATCCCTGGGATCACTGCGCAAAAAGAGGAAGGCGTCGTGCCTCGCGTTGCTGGGTTTGACATCTATGAGTCGGACCTTGCCGACGGCAACAGCGCCAACCTCACCGGTTTTGCGGCGCACCGCAGTTCGCTGATCGTGGCCGCCCGCGCGGTCGATAGCACCGGGTTTGTTGAATCCGGTGGAGAGATCGCCGATGTGGTCGTGCCTGGGCTCAATCTGCCGCTCCAGTGGCGCCGCTGGTACAATCACGATGAGGGCGTGCTCAAGTACTCCTTGAGCGTTCTCTTCGGGGCCAGCGCCGGCACCGATATGGGCGTGCGCATCGTCAGCGCTTAGTCAGTTTGTTTGTGTGTTCAACCGCCGAGGGGGCCAACCTCTCGGCGGTTGTTTTTTTTGCGGCTGACATTAAACTGCCCGCAGATCAATGACTAAATTAGCCATCGTTACGCATCGGACCGGCATTAAACCGGATGTAGTTTTTCATGGGACGCCCGATGAGGCGCTGCGGTTTTACAAGGCTTTTGACACGCCGGGGGAGGTGTGCCTGTTTTTTTGCCGGCAGGCCGAGCGAACGAAAAAATTGAGAGCAACCGAGCCAGAGCCTGAGGCGCTGGCACCAAAAACTAAACGTCGCATACTCTGATGGGATTTTTTGAGATCAACAGCACAGCCGCAGGGCAAGCCATCGCCTACATGGGCCGGCAGTTTACGTTTCGGGGCCAGGTGTACCGCGGCGTGATCAACGAGGTCGAGCTTGATCCAGATTTACAGCTGGGCGGCAATCAACCCAACACGACGCTTGCAATCTACGTGCGCAAAACCGGGTTTCCGGCGCCCGCCGTCGGCGAGCTGGTGCAGTTTGAGGGCTCGACGTATCGCATCGCGACCATCCAAACGGACATTATCAGCTACACGCTCAACGTGGAGGACCCGGCACAATGATCGACCAGTTTTTGATCGACGCGATCGGCGATGCTATTGCGCCGGCTTTGCCTGGCGTGTTTATCGGGCGCCAGCACACTCACGACGAGATCTCGCTGCCTGCGGTGCTGTTGTCGGTTGAGGGTGAGGCCGTGGTTGGCGGGCCGTTGTATCGCGGCACGCTGACCGTGGTGGCGGTGTCTGCCAGTGCCGACACGACCTCGGCAGAACACGCGGCATTCTGCGCGGCAGTCGATGAGGAGATCCGCGCGCTTGTGATCTCCGACCCGCCTACGGTGGTGCTTTACGGTGTGGTGGCGACCGGGACAGCGGCTGACGTCGACAACAACCAATTTCGGACTGCGCTCACTTATGTGGTCGGCTACGGGCCGACGAATTGACAGAGGCATTTTGATATGCCCGCGACATTTGGAGTTCAGGACGATTTTGGAGGCACGGCCCCATCTGGTGGCTGGATGCAAGAGTCCAGCAAAGAGCAGACCGTTGAGGTCGCCACGATCAAAGATGAAGACGGCTCCACGGTTATTGCTCAGCCGAAAGGCGTTGTCACAACTACGGTTGTGATCAAATCCAAAGGTGACGTTTCGATCGGCACGGCACCGAGCATCGGCGCGTTTAGCGGCTTCAAAGTGACGTCGGCCAAAATCTCCGAGAGCAACGATGACTTCCGCACGGCGGAAATCACCGCGGTCGAATATTCTACACTCTAAAAGCCATGCCATCATCCAACGGATTTGGAATCAGCGCACTAACAGGATCTCTCATTGAGTCGGTTGAGATCTCCTACGACTCCGAGACCAAAATGGTGATGGATCGCCTCGGCGAATTCAGCGAGGCCCGCATCGTCGACGTGACGCAGTCATTCACGGTGCGGGGCACCGGGACTACCGCGGTGAGCATTGGATCCACCTCGGGCGCGCCGTCTGCACTCTCCGGCAAAATCGTCGTGACGTCGGTCAAGCAGACGCAGAGCAACGAAGATTTTGAGAAGTTTGAGTACAGCGGCACCGCGTACCCAAGCGCCAGCTAACCCGCGCCGGGCGGGCCCCGGCAGATGATTTATGATACGACCAGGTCAAACCATTGAGTTTGTCCGCGAGCATGACGTGCCGCCGACAAAATCTAACAACACGCGGCTGATCAGCGCCGCATTCTCCTGCGGGCTGCAACCGCTGCCAGATGGCGCGTACAGCGACACAGTGCAGGACACCGCAAACGGCCCCAAGCGCACGGTGACGTGGGCGATGGATGGTGATGTTAAAGCGGTTTTTGAGCCAATCGCAGAGCGCGAAGAGCTGACGTTTTTAGAGTTTCGGAAACGGTTTGATGATTTGGATTGGTGCCTTGCAAACCCCAACCACCCGATTGCGTACCTGCGCGCATTTGCTGACAACGAGCGACGGCTGCTCGAGTTTGTCAAAAAGCAAAAGCCGAGCATTTTGATCGAGCGGGGCAACCGCACGGTGGTGTTGCCGGCTGAGTGCAAACCTGAGATCAAGAGCAAAATTCTTGCGATGCTATGAGTCTCGACGACGCATTTTTCGAGGGCACGGCAACCGTGGGCAGCCTGACGCTTCGACCTTTCACGATTGGCTCGATGACGGCGTGCCGCAAACTGGGACTCACGCTGTTCACCGGCGAGGCCAGCGACGCCGCGCAGGAGGACGTGCAGCGGCAGGTGGTGGCGTTTGCGTGGCTACAGAGCACGCCAGTGCCCAAGGTGCTGGCCGAGCTGCGCGCAGGTACCGCACAGGCCGCCATTGACGCTTTTGAGTGGACGCTCAAGCCGGCTGACTTGCCGCTGCTCGAGGCGGAGATCAACCGCATCTCGCGCAGCGTCGCAGCTGGCAGCGTGGACGTGGTGCAGCGTGATACTGTTTCCGACCCTAACGAGCCGGGAAACTAATTGCGCCGGGGTGGACGGCCTCAATGGTGTTCGCCCTGGCGCATAACACCGCATGGACCGAGGAGCAGATTTTGTGGGAGGTGCCGCTTTCGCGGGCACTACAGTACTGGCATGCTTGGCTGTACAGTCAGGGCGTATGGACGGTGCCCAAGGCCCCGCCAGCGGATGAGACCATCGACAAACTCTCGGCTTACATCGCCGAGATTGACGAGGATGACGAGTTATGAGCCGCACCGTTGAGATCGTGATGAACACCTACGGACTTGATAAGGCTTTGCAGGCCTACAAAGAAAACTCACGCAAGAGCTGGGCCAAAATCTTTGAAGAGACTGCTAAAGGACTGGCACGCAAACTGCCGCGCGTGACGCCGCCTTTTGACGTGCGGAACACGGAGATCGAGGGCGACGCCGACGCCAAAAAACGCGGGATGACGGTACTAGCGGCAGACATCTCGCGCGTCTTTACCAGCAGCGTCGAGAAACTCCGCGAAAACGGCATCAAGCGGCGGCCATCAAAAGAGCAGGTCGCTAAGAACTCGATGCACGCGACGATGCGATCTCTCCACAGCCAAGTGCGCAACCGGCGCGGGCGTGTGCCGCCACGATACAAGGCCGTGACTCTCGTCACAAAAATGGCGATGCGCCAGTACGTCAAACGTATGCAGCGCCGCGTCGGTTACCTCGGCGCGGGCTGGGAGGCCGCTGCAAATCAGACTGGGGCCAAGATGCCAACGTGGGTGCGCCGGCACTCGGCGCCGTCGCAAGCGCGTGTGCGGATCGACGGCCAACAGTTTACCGCCGTCTTCCAGAATTTGGTGAAATACGCATCGCAGGGAGACTTGCAGCGGCGAGTTGACTTTGCCGCAAATCGTCAGGCATCGGACATGATGAAAAAGCTT